AGAAAAAAGGAACAACAGTTATTTCATTAGCCGAGCTAATTAAGATGTTGCCTTAAAAAGGAAGTAGAATGAGTGTTGCATGGCTTAAAAAATTAAACGAATCAAGTAGTACAGACCACAAGAGGAAAGTGCTCGGACACGCACTAACAGCGGCAGCGTTGGGAAGTACAGATGCACAAATATTTTTACGTCTTGCTGTACTCTGCTACGATCCTTTTTTTCCGTCGTTTAATCAGGAAATTCCCGAGACAGTAGGTATAGTCGATGCCGAAAATCCCTGGGAAGATTTTTGCCGGCTAGTTGACTGGCAGACCCGAACTGGCAAAACTACCCCCCGGGATGTTCATATGATATCTACACGCTTCTCAAGTGACGAGTGGAACGACTTTTGTTGCCTTGTTTTGCGTAAAGATTTACGCGCCGGTATAACGGGTACGATTATAAATCAAGAATGCAAGGGCACAAAATATGTAGTCCCTACATTTGGAGTTCAGCAAGCAACCGACTCAACCGGTCAACCTAAAAAGCTTAACGGTAACAAACGCCTTGAGTGTAAGCTTAATGGAACGAGGGTGATAGCAATAGTGCGGCGAGGACATTGTGTTTTGCATAGTCATAGCGGACAAGAATTGAGATGCTCCCGGATTGCCAATGCTATAATGGTCCATAATCAGATATTAGGCAGGAATACTGGTGATTTTCTTGACGAAGGATTTGTATTAGACGGTGTGATTGTGGGCATCGGTTTTAGTGAGTACACGGAACAAGAGAACCGACAACTGGATATAGTATATCATATTTTTGATATTTTGCCTCTTAATGCATTTAAAGAAGGTCACTATAATGTTCCACAGCACAAGCGATTAAACGCGATAGAACGAGCACAAGGTACGCTAGCAACAGAAACAGACTGTTTGCGTATTATGAGTGGCTTAGTTGTTAATCTGGATATAGCAGAAGGACATGACATTATGAATCGTTTTGCTCGAGACGCAGTAGCAGAAGGTTTTAAGGGCATTATGATTAAAACCATGGAAGCCCCGTATATCTGTAAGCGTTCGGATTTCTGGATGAAATATAATCCCGCTACTATCGTCGATCTTAATATTGCTGGTTCGAAGAAGCGCATCGCCTCGACTCTAAATTAGTAAAGGAGATAATAATGACAGTAGAATTTGCGTTAATGTTGGGATTTGTTTTAGTAATGCTCGTCGTGATGAGTATTGGATTGCAAGGTATAGACTATTTGACCACCTGGTTGAGGACACAGGTCTCTCGGATACTAAAATAAAATGAGAAAAGTGTTCTATACAAAAGAAACTTCGGCGTTTGGAAAAGCAAAGTATGTGCCCGTAGCCGAGTACGACTCTGACTTTCTGGACAGTTTTACACACGGCAGTCATCTTGTTATAAGCTACCCAGGTGGGCAAAGCCGTAAGTCTAATATAGATCCTAACTATGCGGCAATGATTGCCGCAGGTCGTGTTGCAGAGGATGCCATTTGTCGTGCCATTTCAAAAGCGGCTGAACTGCGGCCACCACAGACGGCTATTACACCAAAGCAAAAGAAAGCGTGGCAAGCACTTGCTACTGCATTCGGTTCCGATATATGCACCCTCAGAGGTCTGAGCATTCACGACTGTGCAGATGCAGGAATAAAGGCCATGATGGAAGAAGCAAACAAGCTTATGGAACATCCTGCTGTGTTAGATGCATACAATCAATTTCAAACTGTTTGCAATTTGGTCAAACAGCAGCAAAAAACTTGACAACCCGCCGCTGGTCTGTTATAATTACAGAGCATGATTGGAGAGGTGGGATGTTCAAAAGGGACAGCAGCGTGATCGATAAACTAGTACTGCTGTGTTCTATGGCACAATGAATATAATTCCCGTAGGTGCGACCTGATCTCGACTTAGCAATAAGTTAAAACCCCTAAAAAGGTGTATGCCGATGAGAATTAAATCAGTTAAGGAAGTTAAAATGTCTGTCGAAATCAAGGCCGCTGCGCCGAGCATGCCCAAGTCACTCGACTCGCTTAAAACAACGCCTCTGATCATGCACCGTATTTACTTTGAAGTGCAGAATGAAAAAATGTGGTATGCACTGCATGTTGAGGCCAGGAATATGTTTGGCAAAAACTATCGTAGTCAAAAATATGTTAAGAGACGACTGGCCCAGGCATGGTTTAACGGCATCACAACCCATAGAGTTTGGTTTGAAGTATCGGATCTGAATTTTGGCACATGGTGCTCACTTAAACACGCAGTGATAGTCACAAAAGGACCCGATAAATAGATCTATGTTTCTAAGTTACTTTACATTATTAATCGCTCTAATTTTGAGCACTATTGCGGCATGGTACAGCATATTAGGCCTCACTGCCATTTTTGCCAGTGCTGCAATCCCCATAATTATCATGGGCGGCTTCTTAGAAGTTGCTAAGATCACCGTTACAATATGGCTACACGAGTACTGGCACCGTTGCAGATTAGCAATGAAGATGTATTTGGTGCCTGCTGTAATATCGTTGATGTTGATTACATCATTGGGTGTGTTTGGTTTTTTGAGCAAGGCACACAGTGATCAAAGTTTAGTAAGTGGTGATGTACAAAGTAAGATTGCAATATATGATGAAAAAATCAAAACCGAAAAAGAGAATATTGAAGCAAACCGTAAGGCACTTAAACAGATGGATGAAGGAGTGGACCAAGTATTAGGCCGCTCAAAAGATGAAAAAGGTGCCGATAGAGCAGTACGTATTCGTCTCACCCAGCAGAAAGAACGTATTAGACTTCAAAAAGAAATATCACAGTCGCAACAGTCTATCTCGAAACTTAACGATGCCCGTGCGCCTATTGCCGCCGAGGTCCGCAAAGTTGAAGCCGAGGTCGGCCCAATAAAATACATTGCCGCTGTAATCTACGGGGATAATCCAGATGTTAATTTGCTGGAACGAGCAGTGCGATGGGTTATTATACTGTTGGTTATAGTGTTCGACCCACTTGCTATTATGATGGTATTGGCTGCTACAGAGAGTTTGAAATGGGAGAGAGGCAACCGCACCGCTAAACATCCCAAAGAGGATAGCTTACCCGATAAAGATGTAGTTGAAAAGGCACAACAGCCCAAACCCGAGATAAAAACTGCACCAATGCCATCTGCTAAAGAAGTTGATATTAGCAAACTTGCTTATCTAAATGAGCCCTTTGTACACTTCAAGGATCTTAAACCAATGCCATCACATGCACGGGACAAAGACAACAAGCATACAGCAGTACACGAGCTTACACTTGAGGAAATGGACACACGGAATGAACATGTAATAGAGTCCCCTGTAATAAGTGACTCCGACGAAGAAGATTCTACAATAAAAACAGCCAAGGCAAAATGGAAAAAACTTAATCCAACTGATACGTTAAAGCACCAACGAATAAAATTGGCTCTTGGAGATATTGATGAACTACCGTGGAAGCCCCGCGAAACACATACTGGGTTCGGTGTTAAATTTCCAGCTGATTCATCAAGGGGAGACACCTTTGTAAAAACTGACCGTGTGCCTAGTGTACTATATAAGTTTAATGGTAGCAGCTGGATTGAAATTGACAAAAACTCAACAGACGTGTATACTTACGATACAGCGTATATTGATCATTTAATCTCTAAAATTGAATCCGGTGAATATGAGTTGGAAATACTAAGTGAAACCGAGCGTGAACAAGTATTAACCCGTTTAACACAATCTAAAGCATGAAATCAATCGACAAGCTAGACAACTTAGACTCTTGTAGTTTTTGTAGCAAACACAAAGATCAAGTAACAAAACTTATAGTAGGTGCAGATGTTGCAATATGTAGTGAATGCATAGAACTGTGCAAAACATTGTTACAAGACGATTTTGTTGCTAGCACCGATCCATCTGCAAGTTTAGATCCTAGAGAAATATACAAGCATCTCAATGAGTATGTAATTGGGCAAGATCGTGCTAAGATGGTGCTGTCTGTTGCTATCGCTAATCATTACAAACGAATTAGCAACAAAGATGCTAACACTGAAATTGAAAAAGTAAACATTCTTATGCTAGGCCCCACCGGCTCTGGTAAAACTCTGTTAGCTAAGACTGTAGCTAGGTATTTAGATGTGCCGTTTGTTATCGCAGATGCTACTAGTTTAACTGAGGCTGGCTATGTAGGCGACGATGTTGAGAGTCTAATTACTCGGTTATATACTGCGTCGGGAAACGATGTGGAAAAAACACAGCGCGGTATTGTGTTTGTGGACGAAATTGACAAAGTTAGCCGCCGCAGCGAAGGCGCCTCGATCACTCGCGATGTGTCAGGTGAAGGTGTCCAACAGGCCTTGCTGAAACTTGTTGAGGGTACTAAATGTCGTATTACCCCAACCGGCGGCCGCAAACATCCTGCTGGCGAAACTATTGAAATTGATACAACAGACATACTGTTTATTGCAGGTGGCGCATTTGTTGGACTAGACAA